CCATGTGGAGGTTCTATGGTTACTATGGTGGCCTCAACGTCGTTGGAAACTTAAATTACTATGGGCAGTATTCGGATGACTCCACGTTTGAGATCGTCCCAGTTTGGCAAAATAAGCTTCAAGCCATGGCATACGAGGATCATTTACACACCAGATTGTCACACTATTCTTATGAAATTTTTAATAACAAGTTAAGAATATTCCCTATCCCGCACGGCTTTGTTAACAGTATGTGGGTCCAGTTTACTATCGACAGTGATCCGTGGACGGAAGACTCAGACAGAAAGAACGGCACCTTGGGAATCAATAACCTTAACACATTGCCATTTGATAACATACCATATAAAAACATCAATGCCATTGGTAAGCACTGGATTCGTCGCTATGCCCTCGCCCTCTGCAAAGAGATGCTAGGCCAGATCCGCGGCAAGTTTGGTGGTAGTATCCCGATCCCCGGTGATAATGTAACTCTTAACTCGGCTGACCTCTTGGGACAAGCAAAAGAAGAGCAAGATTATCTCAAGGAAGAGTTAAAAACTATTCTTGATGAAATGACTTATAAGGCACTTGCTGAGCAGGATGCCACAATGGTTGGCGCGATAGATACAGTTAACCAAGGCATCCCATTAATGATTTATCAGGGGTAACTAAATGTCTCAAGATAATAAATGGTCACAACCAGACGCCCCGCCTCCTCCGTTGTTCACCGGAAAGAAAGAGCGCGATCTAGTAAAACAAGTTAATGACGAACTCATCGAACGCGTCATTGGTCAGGCAATTGCATATTACCCGATCGATATTGATTCAACAAACTTTCATTCTCTTTATGGAGAAGCTATCCATAAAAACTTTTTACCACCCGTCCGGGTTCAGGCCTTGATTGAGTTTGATGGTATTAACACAAAGTTTGAAAATAGTATCGGCTTAGACAAAGTATCGGAGATCACTGTTCACTTCCACAAGCGTCGACTAACAGAGGATCAGGACCTGTATGTTCGGGAAGGTGATTTTGTTTTATACGGAAAGTTTTTTTATGAGATAGTTAGTTTATCGGAGCCACGCCCACTTTATGGACAGGTGGATCATCTTTTAGAGATATCTGCTAAGTGTATCCGAGCCCGCGAGGACCTGTTCGATGCCACCTAAAAAACCAGATTATTCTTACACCGAAATCGATGACGCCAGTGGTATCATAAGAGAGATCAGCTTAATGCCCTCGACCATCGAGACGATTGATCACGCCCTTTTTGATTTTATAAACAATGAATTGGACCTACACACCACCACCAACAAGGGCTCGAAAAAGACACCCGTTATTTGGGTCTCTGCTGAGCGCGCCCACCAAATAAAGAATGATAGGGATATTCGAGACTCCAATGGATCCCTCAAGCTGCCACTTATAACTTTAGAGCGCACATCCATGACCAAAGACCCAGCTTTTAAGGGGACCTTTCAAGCCCACATACCAGACTCTGGTGCGTCATACTATAAAACCCGAAGGGTAAATGTGCCTGCCGCCCGCAGAATTAACCAAGGTAAGACATCTAATTTTTCAAATGCGTTTTCATCCAGAAGGTACGGCGCCGACCGTGATGTGGGGGCCGGCCAAGTAAATTTCCCGCTGGGGGCGAAAGACAAAAGCAGAGTGGTTTTCGAAACTATTTATCAGCCGATCCCAATTTGGGTTAAAACAGAATATTCACTCAAAATAAGAACAGAATATGTTCAACAAATGAATGATCTAACGCAGCCGTTCTATACCTTTACAGGCCAGATGAATTCTTTCTTTATTAATCGAGAGGGCCATCGTTATGAATCTTTTGTCGAAGGCAATATAGGCTACTCAAATAATGTAGCTGACCTCGGAGAAGAAGAGAGAACATACGTCTCAGATATTAATATCAGGGTCTTGGGTTATTTGATGGGTCAAGGCAAGAACGATCCTAAACCAAAGTTCTCGGTTATCGAGAATTATGTTGACGTTAAAATACCAAGAGAAAGGGTCATCGTAGGCGACATAAATGCCTTCTTAGACGATGATGAAGGTTTTTATAGAGAGTAATGGTCTTTGCTCTCCTACAATACTATTTATATCTGAGTACGGCGACGTAGAACGATTGCTATGTTAAGGAGACTTTTAGATGCCATCCAATAAATTTAGATTTGTTTCACCGGGTATTTTTCTGAACGAAATCGACCAATCCCAGATTCCAGCGTTACCGGAGAACGTTGGACCAGTTATTATAGGTCGTGCAGAAAAGGGCCCCGGTATGATTCCCACCAAGGTTAACTCTTTTTCTGAGTTTGTGCAGACCTTTGGTAACCCTATCGCAGGTAATGGAGGAGTAGATGATGTCTGGCGAGACGGCAACTATTCTTCTCCTACATATGCAGCCTATGCCGCACAGGCCTATCTCGCCGCCGGCGTAGGACCTGTAACCTATGTTCGCCTTATGGGTGCCCAACATCCGCAAGCCGCCACCGCCGGCAAAGCCGGCTATGCGACACTCAATACTCCCGATTCAAGCGCGCTCAGTAACGGTGGTGCCTATGGACTGTTTGTGTTCGATTCGGGCTCTGGAACGACCGCGGTCAATGGTACTCTGGCCGCAGTCTGGTATTTAAATTCCGGCTCGGTGCCTGTCCTTTCTGGTACCTCGGTCTACGGCGCCGACATCGCACCCCTCAACGTCGAGGGTGTTGCGGTTCCTGCCAACAGTTCTGCCACGGGCGAATTTAAGGTGCGTATTGTCCAAGGCGCGCCAACAACGATTGGGGTGAACGATGGTACCGAAATTGAAAATAAGACGTTCAACATTAACCGATCGAGCGAGAGGTATGTTAGAAATCAGTTCAACACCAACCCTCAACTTGTCAACTCGACCATAGAAGGGGCCACTAGGGCCAAGCCATATTGGCTCGGAGAGACCTATGAGAGACACATAGAGGTTGAGGGTTACGATACAGCCGCCCTGCGCCGCGGCGTGATTCTTGCTCTTGCCTCGGGATCCTCTGAGTACGGTAACCACGACATGAGAATGCCGTATCGCGATTCCCATTCTGGCTGGTTCTTTGCACAAAACTTAGGCGCTACCGCTACATACGAGTATGGCAACCAGCAAAAACTGTTCAAGTTCGTTGGCATCAATGGATACGGCGAGCAATTGCAAAAAACCATTAAAATCTCAATTGATAACATTCGATACTCCAGCAATGATAATCTTTCTTACGGGACGTTTGATGTGGTCATAAGATCAGCGCAAGACACCGACACGCAGCCAATTGTGCTCGAAAGGTTCTCTGCTTGTAGTTTAGACAAGAATTCATCTAACTATGTGGGCCTGCTCATCGGAGACCGCAAAGTAGAATATGATTCGGTTGAAAAAAGATATCGTGAGTATGGGCAATACCCTAATAACTCAAGGTATGTCCGCATCATTATGCATGAGGACTATGAGACGGGCAACCCGAACGCCGAGTTTCTTCCCTTTGGTGTCTATGGTCCTCCTCGCTTCCCCGGATTCTCCTTTACTAGTGGTTCTATGGTCACAACGACGGATACGAAATATATTCTTGGCAGTGGATCTGTCCCAGTGAACATGATGGGTCTTCCCGGCTCGACCTACGCCGGCACCGCCGGCGCCCTAGTGATCGGTGGCGCCACGGTCAGGGCTCAAGGCTTCGGAACTGTTTCGATTACCTATCCAAAAGTTGGAATCCGCGCCCAAGCTGGCAACAGCCTCGGAACAGCCTCAAGTGATGGCGCAGACCCGGTTTCGAATGCTTACTTTGGTTTACAAAATACCAAAGGAGTTGCATCGAACACCTACGACCCCGGATACGCCGATTACCTGAAGGCCTTCAGCCCGAATATCGTTTCGGACTCTGACTGGTCCGACACCTTCGCACAATCGTCGCTCCCCGGCGGCCTTGTTGATCAGTGGGTATTCTCGCTGGACGAATTGGTGCTTACTACTGGTTCGGCGTTCTCTGACGCGAGCCCAACCAACAACATTGAGAAAGCAGTTTGGACCTCTGGTTCTGTGAAAGCCGGCACCTCTTGGAATGCTCTCGGTTCGACTGGCGCAACATTAACTGCAAACCGCTACAAGAACATTCTTGATACTAGAATTAACCGCTTTACTGCTCCAATGTTTGGTGGTTTTGACGGTCTTGACATCACCGAACGCGACCCGTTCCGTAATTCTTTGATTGTTTCTAACCCCACTGAACAAAACAGTTATGTGTACCATACTCTCCGGCGCGCCGTAGACATTGTTGCGGACCCAGAGGTTCTGTCAATGAATCTTCTTTCGATGCCCGGAATCGATGATCCACGGGTTACAAAGCACGTTATTGATACAGCCGAAGCGCGCGCTGATGCACTGGCTATCATCGACGTGGAGGGAGGCTTAACTCCTCGCCACGAAGAAGACGCAACTCAGTCCGCAAGGAAGGGGAATTTGGATACTGTTTTAAGCAAGATCCGGACCCGTAACCTTAACAGTTCTTATGGTGCCGCTTATTATCCTTGGGTGAACATCAGGGATGACATTAACGGCAATCTTCTTTACGTGCCTCCTTCTGTCGTAGCCCTCGGCGTTCTAGCTAACACCGAAAGATCTTCAGACGTTTGGTTCGCTCCCGCAGGATTCAACCGCGGCGGCCTTTCGAACGGCGCCGGCGGACTGCCTGTCATTGGAGTTGAGACCAAACTGACCTCGCGCAACAGGGATGACTTGTACGCCGAAAACATCAATCCGATTGCATCGTTCCCCGCAGAGGGCATCGTCGTCTTCGGTCAGAAGACGCTTCAGGCTACACCGTCGGCTCTTGATCGTATCAACGTCCGTCGCCTGCTTATCTATGTCAAGCGCGGAATCTCCAGAATCTCTTCGGGAACCTTGTTCCAGCCCAATGTTCAGGCTACTTGGAACGACTTCCGTTCGAGAGCAGAGAGATTCCTTAACGGCGTGAAAGTGAACTTCGGTATTGACGAATTCAAGATCGTTCTCGACGAGTCGACCACAACCCCAGACCTTGTTGATAGAAACATCTTGTACGCTAAGATCTTTATTAAGCCTACCCGTGCAATCGAGTTTATCGCTATCGACTTTATTATCACTCGCTCAGGTGCCTCTTTTGAGGACTAAAAAATAGATAAACACTATTTACTATAAACAGGAGAAAATTTATAATGGCCATAACTAATAACTTTTGGACTAACTCAGGAGTTAAAGATCCAAAACGTAACTTCAGATTTAGGGTTAGTTTTGCAGGAGCCGAAGAAAACCCTGTTATGGGTGGTGGTGTTATGTGGTTTGCTAAGACAGCAACCAAGCCAGAGGTTTCCTTTACGGAATCAACCCACAGTTACTTAAACCACACCTATTACTGGCCTGCACGAACTGAGTGGAATGAAGTGACTATTACTTTTGTTGACCCTGTTGATCCTGATGTCGCCGGAAGCCTTGCACAATTAGTCGAAAGAGCAGGATATGTTATTCCTGCTGGTATTAATGGCCCGAATGACTTTCAGACCGTTGCAAAGGCTGATTCTGTTGCTGCTTTGGGACAGGTCCTGATTGAGCAAATTGATGAAGCAGGCGCCGTTCTGGAGAAGTGGACTCTTAATAATGGGTGGGTCAAGTCGTTGACTTTTGGCGACTTAGATTACTCTAACGAAGACCTTACAGAGGTCTCTATGACAGTCCGTTATGATTGGGCCTCTCTTGAGACGCCTCAAACATCTGGTATTACCCCGCTATTCACAGTTTAATATCGGAGGCTTAGATGGCTGACGACATCAGGAAGCCGGCCCGACCGGTCATAGACATCGGAAGTTTCGACGACCCAGTAAATAAGCAGTTCTGGACACTACAGAGCAGCCCGAAGGGCGGCATCTTCGGTCGACCCCCCAAGGCCCAATTCCGATACAAGGTGGTTGTTCCGGGTCTGGCATTACAGGATTCAAGGACTGGCGAGGCCACCTCCAAAGGGACCGCTGCAACCCGTGGTGGATCCGACAAGTTCATGGACGAGAAGGATGGCCAAGGAGGCCTTGTTTGGTATGCGAAGTCGGTCGACAAGCCCGGCATCGACATCCCAGATGACACTAAAGACCATTACCAGACTTTCGGTGTTAAAGCACTCCCACGCCCCAGAGTAACGTCTCCCACTTATAAACCAATCAATATGATCATAGTTGATCCTTATTATCCGAACGCCACAAGGAAGGTCGCTAGGATGTTCCGCCGCGGCGGCTTAAATGATCAGAAAGCCAGAGATTTGATCCACCCAAACGGTACCCTGACAGACTTTTCAAATTCGTTCCTTGAGACGGTAGGCGAGGTTGTTATATATCAATTAGATGAGAAGGGCAACCCAATAGAAAAGTGGACACTATATGGGGCCTACCCCGACAAAGTCGACTTTGGAAAACTTGACTATTCAAGCGACGATCTGGTTGAAATATCTTTAACTTTTTATTATAGTAGATTTTCTGTAGAATTTCCCAAAATTGGTGATGAACAACCCTTTACATATTTTCCAGATAAATTTGACGAAGCCACACCAAAGCCCCCCACCCGCGATCAGGCGCTGGAATTATGCAAGGAAGCATGGAAACAGTATTATGCCGGCTCAACGGCCGATCGGCCCCTTGCTAAATTCATCGCGGATGGCGACTGTGAATCGCTCGGCGTCCCAGCAGCGGGCACTACGCCCCCGAACCTCGATGGTGAGGGCGATGGGTCAGACCCATAAAACAATTAACATGAGGTGTCTATGAGAGACAATAATAAGCGTTTTGCGGCAGGTGCTGAAGTACCACCTGTTGTAGCGCAAGATGAGGAGACTCGTTCTCCTCTTGACTTTTCTGTTCCAACAGAAATAGTCGAACTTCCATCAAAGGGTAGGTATTACTCGGAAGTTCACCCGCTTCACAATAAAGATTCGATTGAAATCAAATTCATGACTGCAAAGGACGAGGACATCTTGACCTCTCCATCCCTTCTCAAGAAGGGTATTGCAATTGATCGTTTCCTTAAAAACATTATTCTCGATAACAAGGTAAGGGTTGCCTCTCTCCTTTCAGGGGACAAGAACGCTATCCTTGTTGCATCTAGAATTAATGGCTTTGGTCCCGAATACACAACAAAGGTTACATGCCCTAGTTGTGGGGCTGCATCTGAGAATACGTTTGATCTAAATGAGGTCACTGCATACGAAGGGGAAGATTATGGTGAGTATGACGTTGTTCCTACTGACCATGGTACGTTCCTTATAAAGGTGCCCAGAACTAAATTCGAGATTGAGGTTAAGCTGCTCACAGGTAAAGACGAAAGTGAACTGCTTGCTAAGATGCAAGCAAACAAAAAGTCCAAAGTCTACGAGCCAAACCTTACGGACCAGTTGAAGAAAGTTATTGTTTCTATCAACGGCGCCGAGGACATGAATTTGATCTATAGAGCAATTGACAACCTTCCAGCTTTCGACTCCCGTTATTTGCGAGCCGCGTATGCCAAGATCCAGCCGGGTCTCGACATGACACAAGAATTTACTTGTGGCTCTTGTGGATACGAGAAGGAGGTGGAGATGCCTTTAACGGTTGACTTTTTTTGGTCTCAGTAGCGACTATATACAATCTGTATATGAAGAATTGTTTTTATTAAAGTATCACGGAAACTGGTCCTTTATGGAGGCATACAACTTGCCGATAACAATTCGTCGCTGGTTTCTTCAGCGTCTTGCCGATCAGATCGAAAAAGAAAATCAAAAAATTGAAGAGGCCAACAAAGGAAAGACCGGCAGGCGTTAAACCCTCCGGTCTTTTTGCTTTGTCAAACTATTTATATAGAGGAGATCTATGCAATGCCTGATATCAGCGGTGACCTTACAGAGGAAATAGACAACCAAATCAATAAAATGGTTGAACAAAACATATTCATGAAGGCTCTTGGGGACAAGTCGTCAACGGAGAAACAGCGCGCCCCGCTTGCTGCCCTAACGGACGGTGTATATGAAAGTGATCTGGTGGATGAGATTTATGGTTACCTTAGATTATCTGCCATTGCGCAGGTGCTCGACGCCGGCGGCACCACCACCGGAATAGCGGGTTTTCTCAGATCCTTCCCAGAAGGCACCATCAATGTAAAAGCAGGTGAAGTGCACACCGATACCGAAAGAGCGGAACGCATCATCAGCCTCCGAACATCAGCGGTCGCCCGGGCGCTCGAAGGCGCCCTCGACCCTCTCTTGCAAGAGTCTTTCTTGCCAAGCGAATTGCTACATGAAAAGCCTGAGCTTTACAAAATGATACAAGTTATTCTGAGAGATAAAGTGTCTGAAGTTAACAAGAAGATGGACGAATATATAGAAGATTTTTCTAAGGCTTTCCTTGAAAGAATGCAGGAAGTAGAAGATGATATCGCTTACAGCAAGACCGATGCCGCACGCCTCGGGTGGGTCACCCGAGCCTCCGGGCCCCCCCGCAGCACCGTGACAGAAGACCTTAATGAGGAACAACTGGTAACCACAGTTATAGACTTAGAGAAATTAAAATCAGAGGCAATGAACGAGATCTTCCTTGCTCAACTCGGCGGCGCCATTGAGTTGATCTTGGGTGCCATGTTTGATAGCAAGCCTCTTCCAGTCGCCATCACTGGCGTCCCAAAAGATGTGTCAGCCTTCGCAGGCGCCCTCGGTGGTGAAAAAAGATATATCGAAGCAGCTAAGAGATATGGACTAAACCATCCTGCCACATACAAGAATAAAGCAAAATTATCAAGCGCTGTTAAAAAGTTTGAAAGACAGACAGGCATTAAGTGGCCATTTAAGTAGGAGATCTATAGGTGACTACTAATAAAGACATAGAACTAGAACAAAAGTTAGACGAAATTATCGATGCTCGACTCAAGAAAATGCAGGATGAGTCGAAATACGCACAAGATCGTATTGATAAGCTGACAGACCAGATCTCTCTCGCGCGAGACCTGAAAAAGGCTGGCGACGACCTTCTTGGCCTTGATGAGGCAGCTTTAGTATACCAACAAGACGCTCTTAAATTAGAGGAGAGGATAAGAAAGCTCCTCAAAGACAAGAACACTATGTCTGATGAGAAGTATAAGAAAGACCTAAAACAACTGTCTCTCGACAAGGAGCGTCTAGCTGTTCAGCAAGATAGCAAAAATACAACAGACGGCATTCTTAAATCTATATTTGGTATATCCGACGGTGCGACATTATTTGGACAAAAACTATTAAACCCTGCCCAAACTTTAGCAGGGATGAAAGATTCTTTTTCAGTCTTTAAGAATCCAAAGGCAATCTTTGGTGCCATCGCACTTAACTCCTTACAACTAGCGTATGCACAAGACAAGGCGGCCGTCGCATTCAACAGAGCAACAGGCCAAGCCGGCTCATTTAATTCACAAATAGCCGGCCTTGAGCGCTCACTGTTCACAGCCGGTATCTCAAGCGAAGAAGCGGGTCAGGCGGTTCAGTCTCTGTTCTTAAACATGACAGAGTTTACAGAGATGAGTAAAAGGGAGCAAGAATCACTCGGAAAGACAGTTGCAATACTAAATGAACTTGGCGTCTCAACCGATCTGGTAACAAAAAATCTTAACTTTGCAACGAAAGCCATGGGGATGAACGCAGCACAAGCAGAAGGCCTCCAGAGAGAGTTATTCACTTTTGCACAAGATCTTGGAGTTTCGGCCAATAAGATCGCATCAGATTTCGCACAATTTGGAGATGAAATTGCCGCCCTTGGCGCAAACGGAGTAGACGCATTTAGGGACTTGCAGGTGGCATCCAAGAGCTTGGGTATGGAAATGGGCGACCTGTTGAACCTCACCAAACAATTTGACCGCTTTGACACGGCGGCCGAGTCAGTAGGGCGCCTGAATGCACTCCTCGGCGGCCCATTCCTTAATTCGGTTCAAATGGTTTCGGTTACAGATCCGACCGAAAGGCTGAGGCTGCTCAAACAAGGTATTGACCGAGCCGGCATCTCCTTTGATCAGATGGATTATTATCAAAGATTAACTCAGAAAAATCAAAAATTGAAATCAGAGATTACGGCCAGCGTCCCACCAGCGCAACAGTAAAAGAATTAACAAGTTTAGTTCCAAATACAGGAAACTATTTGGTTTTAAGTAATAACTTCGAACCAACTATTGATTTAAATCTGTTCCCGCAAATCGATTG